AGGATGTGCGGCCAATAGGCGACAATGTTCGTATCGAGCCGGCAACGGTCACGGCCTACGATATCGAGGTTACTCTTTATTATGCGCCGGGTGTCGATGTGTCGGCTATGGCAGCGGAAGCGAAAAAGCGGCTGACTGCATATGCAGCGTCTCGCCGTCGTATCGGATTGGCTGTGCAGCGTGAGGTTATCGGCGGTCGCGCGGCGGTTGATGACAATGTCACTGTCGAAGTTGTATCGCCTGCTGCTGATATTGAGCCGGGTTCGAAAGGTGTCGGACAAGTCGGGACAATCACTGTCAATACGGTTCAAACGCAAGGATCGTGGCAATGACGCCAGCAGAATCAATTGACGCCGTTGCAGATCTCGCACGCTCCATTCTTCCTGCGCGTTCTTCGCCACTCACTGTCGCATTGCTCGCTGCTGAACTGGCACGGATTGCGACGGTTGATCCCACCGTCATTGCGACGATCTGGAACCCCGCCACCTGTCCTAAAGTGCTGCTGCCATACCTGGCGATGGGGGTGTCTGTCGATGTGTGGTCTGCAGACTGGCCAGAAGCGCAGCAGCGCAGGGTTATTGCCGCCTCGCCAATGGTGCATCGTCTCAAGGGCACGCGTGGTGCTGTCGAGCGGGCGCTTGCGGCATTTGAACTGGAAACGCGCATTGTCGAATGGTGGGAGGATGGTTCGAGGCGCGGAACATTCCGTGTGGAAATCCTCTATCGAAATGGCAGTCCGGTTTTTGATCTGGAGACACAGGCGGCGGCAATTGCATCAGTTGATGCCGCGAAACCAAAGTCTCGTGTGTTTGCCACGCGCGCAGTCGTGCAGGCTCGCGGTCCTCTCTATGTCGGCGCATTTATGAGAACCAGTCTGGCAGCTATTGCCCATCCATTTGCATTTGAACCGCCCGTACTCAGGGCGACCGGTTATGTCGCCGTAGCGCCCTGTGCGTTCCTGTCGGTGACGGCTCACTACAAGGTTTAGGAATATGGCTCAAAACACGTTCGCATTGATGACGAACCTTGGCCGCGCAAAAGAGGCTGCGGCTATCGCTAATGGTACTGCGGTCGTTATCACCCATATCGCCATCGGTGACGGCACAACTGTACCGTCGGGCGGTGAGACCGCACTTTATCACGAGGTCGCTCGGAAGGCGATTTCAGGACACGGAACTGTCGTCGGTGCCTCGAATGTCGCCTACTTTGATATCTTTCTTGAGGCTGATGAAGGTCCGTATACCATTCGCGAGGCGGCGTTGATTGATCAGGATGGCGATCTCATTGCCATTGCGCGCTACGATCCTCCGATCAGCAAGCCAATTCCGTCGAGTGGACAAACAGTCGAAGGAACAATTCGGCTTGAAGTCGCCTTCTCGAACATCGCCAATATAACGATTATCGTCGATCCGGCGTTTAAGGTTTCGGTGCAGCGACTTTCACGATTGCCGTGGTTGCCTGTCATTTCGATGGTAACCACAGCGCCACCGGCTACACCGACGGTGGGGGCGGTTTATATAATCCCGGCTGGAGCTACCGGGGC